GAAAGACTGTCGGAGGAGGAAAAACGGGTTTTGCAGGGTTCATTTACCAACCTACGTTGGGTAAATCCCTGTACCGGTGCGACCGGTCCAATAAACAGGGGGAGCATGATGGGGAATCTCGTAAGTTTCCCACTCTTATGCCTCCTGAATAAGGCGTGTTTCGACATCGCCAGCGACATCGCACGTGGTAGTGGAGCAAACAGGGTCGGTCGTTTTAACGGCGACGACTGCGTCTTCGCAGGTGACCAGCAGTTCTTTAACCTTTGGAAAGAGGTTACCGGAACTTTTGGTCTTTGTGTCAATGTTGAGAAGACTGGCTATTCTAACATCTCGGCGGATTTGAACTCTCAGAGCTTCTTTATCCGCCAAGGTCGTTTAGCCCCGAAGCCCGTTCTTTCCTTCTTCAGGCCTTATAGGGAGGAGCCTGGTTGTCTCTTGTCAGAGGTGCTCAGAGGGCTGAGTACTTTTCGCGGCGAGGTGAAGAGCCTCGTCGTGAATTGTATGATGCGCTTTGAGATATCCGCTAGGCAGATCGATCTTTCGACTCTGTCCAAGAGAGATTACCAACTCCTTTGCAAAAAGTCCTGGTTTCGACGGGCCCTTACCGATGGGCCCGCACCTTTGGTTAAGAAGGGCGTTAACCGGAGTGTCAAGATGGTCGTAGGGCCGCCTCCCAAGGCGTCCCTCTATCCTGTCTTCGATGCAATGGCCAAGGACGTCGCTAGGGATACTGTAGAAGAATGGTTAGGAAAACCCGTAAAACCCGAGAGGGTTACCATAGATCGACATTCCTTTCGCGAGCGCTCCTCTTTGACGCCCTCTTACCAACCTCCTTCTTTCCGCGTCCTCAGAAGGGGACCGAAGTTGTGGTCTTTCGTCTGGCCTAAGCCAGTTTATGATCACTTCAAGCTCTACGGTGAACGGGTGTTTGTTTCCGAAAACGCCCGCCGATCTCAATGGATCGACGACCATCCTTGCCTCCATGTTACCATGGAGCTTGTTCGGTCCCGTTTCGTTCGAGGCGCAAGAAACTTCCGTACCTACTTCGGACCTCCTTCATCTCTCTCGCCCTGCTCTCTTCCGGGGGTCAACCTCGGCTACGCCTAATGAGTTGCGCAGGAGCTCCTTTCAGCTGGGAGATGATAAAGATAATGAATGGACGTACTAGGCCTGCTAGTATCTTCGTAGTACGAAACCTTCGGGAAGGATGGGTCTAACGCCGTACCTACTTCTGTAGTGTTAGCGCGCCCTCC